CAACCGATCCGCCTAATCCATCCCCTCCGTAGCCTCTCGGAATGCCTTCATTCTCTGACTGCGGACCCAATTTTCCATGTCCCCTAGATCACCCAATGTGATCGGGCGTACAATTAAATCCACACCACCTACAGTCAACTCCATCGGGGATGCTAAGGCTCCTGCTAATGCATCTCTTTTCTCAGACATATTCGCTTCCTTTTCGACCAGCCTCACGAGCGAGCGCCGGTTCAATTACTTTGCATCTGTACCGAGCTCCAAGTTGCCCTGTAAGCTAATCGGCTCATCTACGAGGCCGTCTGCTGCGACGGCAGCGTTTGTTCCATTCACGTACGCCCAGCCGTGTAGATAATCGTCTGTGGAGTCATTGAAGAACAGCTTGACGATAACCTCCTCGTCGTTCAGGGCAATACCCAACGGGTTGACCCAATGCCTCTCTGCGTTGCCCGTCCATGTTCTCATCCCCCGAGCAAACTCTCGGTAGCCGTTGGAACGGAAATCCGTGGTATCCAACATATCTGTCGTTATGTCCACGGACCAATTCGTAAACCCTCCAGCCTCAAAACAAACCGGATAGTAATTGTACGTAGCAACAATAGCCTCAGCTGCGGCAGGTACATGGTTAGAATCGAAGATAATCGTACCGCCGGGCGTAGCCGTATAGTGCTTACCCAAAGACTTCGAAACACCGTCCACCGTAACAGCTAAACTAGACCAATCGACATTATCATAGTCAAGAGAAAATCGGACCGTCGCCCCATCACCGGTATCTACGGCCTCTGCGGAACTGATACTATACGTCTCGGTCGTCCAGCTCGCGGCCGGGGCAACGCCTGTCAGATCGTTGGGCCCCTCATCATACAAGCGAGTGCCACTCCCTTCCCACAGCCCCCACTCTAACGATACGTGACCCACCATATCACTGGGGAATCGCCCCGAATAAAGATCGCTTGCCTCCCCAGCCTGGGCGGCCCGGCTGAATACCCGAGCAAGCCCAACCTTAGCTGCGCCTGTCATGTCACTGCCGAGAGTGAGATTTACTGCATTCTGCAGATTGCCAGCCAAGCCGACTTCACTGGCCTCCAGCTCTCCATCCACGTACACCAGCGACTGATCGGCGCTTACGTCCCGCACAGCAAGTACATGGTGCCAAGCCCCATCAGAAAAGCTGGTGGTAGACTCAACAGCGTCGCTAGTCGTGCCGCTATTTGCGTAGTAAACCAGCTTACTGCCGTCGACCACACCAGCGCGGGGCTGGCCGAAATAAATCCCCCATCCCTCATCACCGTCGGCCAAACTTTGCTTACCAAATAGCAAGTCTGACGCGCCGGTCTGGTCCGCCGTTACTTGGGACACCCACAACTCCAGACTCAAAGAGTCTCCAGTCGCCGTGTCCAGCTCATCTGGATCAGCCACGTACGCATAACTCGTGCCATTTACCACGAGTGCGTCCTTCTTGGCAATATACAATCCACCGAGATAACCCGCCTGCTTAGTCATTGCTAAGCCTCCTCTGCCAGCAGTTAGCTCAAGTCGCTATGACTGAGGGCTCCGGTGCCCTGGATGCCCATGGAAATAGTAACTTGGCCGTCTACAGGCGTACTAACATTCAGCGTATTGACTAATGCCGTACCCTTGTAGATGAAGTCACCATCAGTGTACAACCGAAGAGCAGCGGAAGAGCCGCAATCAGACGGAACAACACGATACGTGTCATCCGCCTTAATCTCTACAGTCCCTGTCCACGACTTCAGCCCGCGGTGGAAGGTCCGATCGCCCGTAGAGTTGAACTCCGTGGAATCCAACATATCGGTTGTCACATCCAACGACCAACTATGAGCTCCGTTGGTGTTGTCGCTGTCAATGATCCCAGACCAATCGACTTCTCCGCCATATCCTGCAATCTTCGCCATTGTCAATCTCTCCTACTTCTGATTTCGGATTAGATAGTCTATCGTCCGTTCCCACCCATCCTCTACCCGAGTGGGGCCGGTACCCGTTTGTTTCGCGCAGCTTACATGCCGCCTGCTATCATATGTAAGGGCCTGACGGTCTAATGCGGACTCAATCGCCGCGTCGATCTCCCAGACCTCTTTCCAATCCTCCGAATCACTGAAGATGGAAAACTGAACCACAACATCGCTTCCATCGTCAGCGGCCCGGAACACCCTATCCGGGGTGTCACTTATAATATAAGCCGATACCCAAGGTGCCCTGACTTCCTTTGGGGCCATCCCCCAGAACACGCCCTGACCATCAGGAACACCTGTCTGCAAAACCAAGTCGCTGAACGTACTATTAGCGTTCAGTTTGTCAACCACCGCTCGCTGCAACTCCGCGCTCATCGGATCTTCCTGCCCATAATTCTCTTGATCTTGTCTCGCGACTTCGCCAACGCTAACCGCAACCACGGCCGAGGGGCCATTCGCCGAGTACCAAACTCCAGAAACTTCCCGTACTTCACGTTCGTGCCAACGCGACCGATCGGCAATATCGGATGGATCTCATGGGTAATACTCCGTCGCAACGTACCAGTCTGCACACGAGGGGGTTCACCAGGCTTGGAGTGGTAGCTATTGATTTTCTGGGCCTTCTCCCCGGCCTCTCCGCTTTCGGTCCGACCCCCTCTACCCATCAATCCTTTCGCCGTGCTCTCCACCACCAAGCAGGCGTCTGTTACATTGCGCCGAACTTGACGCTGAAACTTATTGGTAACCTTATCTCCATACCATCGTAAAGACATTTTACAGATCCTCCACGATTCTTAGCAGCACCCTACGGTGATGCCCGCGGCCCGCATCGTCTCGGTCGTCTTGGACATCATAGGTTTTGCCCCCGATGACCACCTGCCATTCCGACTCAATCTCGTATTCTGGCTCAACGTACAGCACGTGAGTAGACTCGACCTTCTCCGATCCGTACAGCCGCACCGACTCCTCGCCGCTAAGCGGTTGTAGTGCACAGCGCAGGTCTGAATACAGGTCAGACCATTCACTCGTAAACCCATACCCCGTATCCGACAAAGCCGTCCGGCTTCGAATCAAACAGGTCTTATTAAGCAGACTACGAAAGCTCATTCGTCATGCTCCGTACACATACGGTCGTCGGTAATTGCGTATCAGCGGGTAGATCAGAGCTTGGGCCTTGTTGCTATCCAAAAGCGAACCCATCCACTCGCTGACTTTGTACTCATAATCCCCAAGCGTCTCACCTGTCATTCCTGGATCGCGATCCCGCAAGCTCCAGAGAGCGGCCACCAGTTGCTTGCATGCACTCTGAAGAGGCTGAGGAACGGCATCCTGAGAATAACCAGCCGTATAATCCACTGCTATATTCTGCACATCCTTGGACCAACCCACTCCACGATGCAAAATACCCCAATCAGCAGAAGCCAGCTCAATATCATCATCATTCTCCTCTGGGATCTCCAATTCCACCGTCTCGCTCTTAGCATTACTGGCCGGACGGGGCAGCAACTCCGTAGACGGGTAATCACCATAACCGCTCACTGCCGAAGCTGTCCAACCGCTGATTGCGCCCACGGCGGCAGCCAAGAGATCAATTGTAGCATATGAGCTAAATGCAAAGCTGGTAGTACTCCATGTACCACTGGCCGCCGTTCTAATTTTCAGCGACGTCTCGGTAACGAGAACATTCGCATGGGTGTTGTCGCCGGAATAGGACACGGTCATAGCCGAGTCCCGCCAAACAGCTACCCGTAACACCTCGCTGACCGGCCAGTTGTTCAGATAGAGATCCCGGCCGCCGTGCCCGTCGTGCAATTCGCGGGTATACGTAGTCTCAATCAGATTACCAACGCCAATCTCCTTACAAATGGCCACACTAGCCTCATTGATCATAGCCGAAATCAGATCGTCATTACTGGATCCAGTCTCACCCAAGTAGGATTTAGCCGTAGCCAACGAAACCAAGGCAACCGAAGTGCCAGAGGCAGCCGAACCGGATAATGTAAAAGATGTTGCCATGCCGCTCTCCTATCCTGCTACCGTAATAGATTCAGGCGTCGTGAAATTATACCCAGCAAGCTGCTGCCAAACATAATAGGATCCGTTATCTAAGTAGAATGTCACCTGGCCATTGGCATCCGTGTACAGTGTGCCGGCAACAACTGAACTCCCCCCAACATCCGTAGTAATCCACACCGCCACGGACTCGATTGGATTAGACCCATCCGTCACCGTAATTGTAACTGCATTGGATCCTGCTCCCATTGTCACCGTACCATCAATCTGATCACTCAGTGTCTCCAGCGTGTCACCATCGCTACCGACGATCTCATCCGTCGCCGATTCGATTTGCGAGGGCAGCGTCGTTCCAGTATCCTCCAGGATCGCGGCGATACTAGTGTTGTCCGGCTCGGTTGCATTTCGACTCGAAATCGCAGCGTCGAGATTGCTCAAATTATCAAGCAGCGTTGCCCGCGCACTCGTCAAGCGGGCCAGTAGCGTATCCGTATCTGAATGGACGTTCGTGTCGTCCAAACCATCGGAGGCCAAC